CTCCACCCAAACGCCGCCTGATGGACTCGGACACTCGGACACTCAGCGCGTGCGCGCGCGAGGACGCGGCGCGCGAGAAGATCCGTGAGGCGCTCGTCGGCCATCGGATCGAGTCAGTGGAGTGGCCGGAGTTCGGCGGGGTGTTGCTCAAGACGGCGGACGGGCTCGTGGTGTTGCTCGGGCAGACGCGCGCGCGCAGGGGGGCCGCGTGAGTGCGAAGACGGCGGATGCGAAGCTGGCCGGGTTCCTCGAGTTGCTCGCGCAGGGCTACAGCGCGACCCGCGCCTGCCGCGAGCTCGACATCGGACGCTCAACCGTCTACGGGCTCCGCGACTCCGACGAGGAGTTCGCGCGCCAATGGGGCGACGCTGAACAGGCGGGCGTCGACGAGCTCGAGGACGAGGCGCGCCGCCGCGCCGTCGACGGTGTCGAGCGGCCCGTCACGATCGCCGGCGAGGCCGAGACGGTCCGCGAGTACAGCGACCAGCTGCTCGTCGTGCTCCTCAAGGCGAAACGGCCCGGCGTCTACCGGGAGCGGTTCAAGCACGAGCACGTCGGCCCGGGCGGCGGGCCGGTCGTCGTCGAGGAGCGGATCGACACGCGACCCGTTCTCAAGGTGCTAGCAGATGTCGGTCTCCTCACCCGAGCAGCAGCTAACGGAGCTGGCGACTCCGAGGCTCACTAGGTACATCCCCCATGCACCCACGGAGAAGCAGAGTGCCGCGCTCGTCGCGCACCGATTCGTCGAGGACCCCACCGAACCGATCGAGATTTTCTACGGTGGCGCCGCCGGAGGAGGGAAATCGGACTGGCTGCTCATGGCCGGCCTTCAGTACGTGGATTACCCGAGCTATGCCGGCATCATTTTCCGCCGCAATTACGCGCAGCTTTCCAAGCCCGGCGCGCTCATCGCCCGCTCGAAAGAGTGGCTGCGCCCCACCGATGCTCAGTGGTCGGAGCAGCGGAAAGAGTGGACGTTCCCGTCCGGCGCGGTGCTCGCGTTCGGGTTCCTCGAGCACTCCGGCGACGAGGAGAACTACCAATCCGCCGAGTTCCAGTACATCGGCTTCGACGAGCTCACCCACTTCGACGAGCGCCAGTACGTCTACATGCTCTCGCGGCTGCGCCGCCTCGAGGGCGTCGAGATCCCCTTGCGGCAGTGCGCCGCGTCGAACCCCGGCTCGCGCGGGCACGGCTGGGTCCGTGATCGCCTAGTGGAAGCCGTCGGCATCCCCAACCGTGTGTTCATCCCCGCCCGCCTGCCCGACAACCCGCACCTGGACGAGGCCGCCTACATGACGTCGCTGTCGCACTTGTCGCCGACGCTGCAGCAGCAGCTCCGCGATGGCGACTGGAACGCGTTCGAGGGGCTCGCCTACTCGAAGTTCGACCGGGCCGTGCACGTCGTCCCGAAGTTCGACGTCCCGGCGTGGTGGGACCGCTTCGAGGGGCACGACCACGGCAGCTCGAACCCGTGCGCGTGGATCAGCTTCGCCGCCGACGGCGACGGCAACTACCTCGCCCACGCCGGCTACTACTCGCCGGGCCTCGTGTCCGCGCACTGCGCCGCGATCCTGAAGCGGCGCGAGACCGCCGGCGTCGGCGTCTGCTACGCCGACCCCTCGATCCGCAACACGTTCGGGGTCAAGGACTGGCGCGGTCGCGAGATCAGCGTCGAGCTCGAGTACAACGATCACGGCCTGTTCTTCGCCCCGGGCCAGAACGAGCGCCGTGCCGGCTACCTCCGCCTCGCCGAGCTCCTCCGCCCCGACCCCGACCGCTACTTCCCGCCGTGGCATCCGAAGCACGGGCAGAAGGGCGCGCCCCGCCTGTTCTTCCTCGACATCCTCGAGCTCGAACCGCTGATCCAGCAGATGCGGGACGCGCCGCTCGAAGACGTTGACTCGCCGCTATCGAAGCATCCGGGCGAGGCCGTCGATCAGGAGTGGGAGTCGAACTACGGGCACTACCACGCCGCCGCCCGCTACGCCGCGATGAGCAGGCAGTCGCCGGGCACGCAGCCGGAGCAGCCGCCGGAGGATCCGCGGGCCCGTTTGTTGTGGGAGCACGAGCGCCGCGAGGATCCGTCGCGTGGCGGCGACGTCGGCTACAGCAGGTAAACCTCAACCAGAGCAGGAGGGTTTCGCAATGAAAAAGAGTCAGCAGCCAGAGGTCAGCGAGGCGCAGCACAAGGCGGCGCTCGCTCGCATCCTCAAGCTCGAGCGGCGCTTCGACGCCGCGATGGCCCAGCTCGGCGGAGCCGTGAACTTCACGTTCGTCGACCCGACCAACGAGGACGCCGATGCTTGAGTTCATGCTGATCGACCGGCCGATCCTGTTCCCGAACCGCTGCGCGTTCTGCATCAACACCCGCGGCCCCGTCTTGGACACGATGATCGCCGACCCGCAGAACCGCCGCTACTACGTCTGCGAGAGCTGCGCGAAGCGGATCGCCCGCGTCTTCGGGTTCATCGAGGGCCCACGGATGGAGGAGCTCTCGGACGCCGCAACGGGGATCGCGGAGGCTCAGGCTGAGGTTGAGACCCGCAACGGGTGGATCGCTGAGCGGGACGAGCGGATCGCGCAGCTCGAGCAGGAGCTCGTCATGCGGGTGACGCAGCGCGACGACGCGGTCGACAAGCGTGTCCTGTTGGAGTCGTTGGCGCGGTCGGTTGTGGACACGGCGCAGCAGATGGCCGGCGCGCTGGCCGAGCAGCTCGAGCCGTCCGCCGACGAGACGGTCGCGCAGCGCGGCGGTCAGGACCTCGTCGACCACGTGAGCGAACTCGTCCGCCGCGCCTACGCGGAGCTCCCGCCCGGAGAAGGGCCGGCGACGATCACGTTCGACGGCGACAGCTGGCTCGGCGAGCGGGGCGAGGCGATGTACTGGCGGCCGGCGGATCTCTCCGAGCCGTGGGATCGTCTCCCCGAGCCGGCGACCGCGACCGAGGTCTCCCTTCGCGAGGAAGCCAAGGAGCAGGTCGGCGTCGGTGTCCTCGACGGCCTGCCGACGGACCCCGCGACGGGGATCGCGGCGATCGACACGCTCGAGCGCGTCGGCGACGAGTGGGTGTGCGTGATCGACGGTGCCACCTACGTACGGCCTCGTGACTTCTCCGGCCCGTGGGAACCCGCCGCGGAGCCTGCGCCTCTGATGGCGGCTCTCGAATACTCAGGGCCACCGCTTACGCGGGAGACACCGAACTTCGGAGCAGCGGCCGCATCCACCGACGGCTTGCCTCCCGGCACTGAGGGGACGGCGATCGACTCGCTCGAGTTCGACAGCAACCGCGACCGCTGGATGGCCGACGTCGGCGGCGTCACGTACGAGCGGCCGGGCGACCTGTCCGCGCCGTGGAGGCCCGCCGTCTCCGGGCCTCGCAGCGTGTGGGCGCGACCCGTGGGCGCCGAGAAGACGGGCACGCTCGAGGAGGCTCTCGTCGTGGACCCGGAGCTCGAGTCCGCCGCTCACCGAGGCATTTGGGCACGACCACGCGAGGAGGACGACGATGGGGCTGAGACACGGGAGCTCGAAGCTGACCCCGGAGCAGACAGCCGAGACCGAGGAGAGGACGGGGGAGCGCTACCTGCGGATTCAGGAGCAGCCGCAACGGCCGACCCGTCGGCAGGGCCGGCGGAACCGGCGGAGCTCGAACCCGACCTTCGAGACGCGGCTGGACTGGCTGAAGGACCTGATGGCGGTGAGAGCTCGTGAGGCCGCGCACGGAAACGGAGCTCGTGAGGTCGACTGACGAGTGGCCGCCGGCGCGACCGTTCGGCCTCGAGCTGCTCGACGACGACGGCCACTTCGGCGCGATCTTCGGCACGCCCGAGGCGCCGGCGCCCGAGCTCGACCTGATCGAGCGGCACGTCGATCGAGCGTTCCATCTTGTGATCCCGGTCAGCTTCGCGACCGTCGATCAGGCGGACCGCGCCGGCAGGATCCTCGAGATGGCGTTCCGCAAGGTCCGCAACATCGCCAGTGAGCCTGTCCCTGTCCCCGAGGGCTGCGTGCACGGGCGGACGCGGAGCGTGCGCTTCTCGCGGAGCACGGCTCAGTACAGCGTGTGTGTGGACTGCAACGCGAACCTCGGCGAGGCGACCGACTGATGCGGCAGCTCGTCCGCTCGATCGTCTGGTTCTTCCGGCTGCGGGGGCCGCTCTCGTGACCCGGCTTCGCCGCTGGCTTGCGCTGAAGCTATGCCCGGCGCTCCGCCCTGACCCTCAGATGTGCGACTGGCTCAGGTTCGACCAACTGGACAGGCTTCTGACTGAGGTCAATCAGCTGCGCGAGCGAGAGAAGGTGGCATGACCCGTTTCGGCACGGTGCCGGGCGCCGCGAATAGCGGCACGAAGTTCCGGCCCGCAGCCGCGACCGAGCAGCGGCCGGCGTGGGTGTGCTCGAACGGGCACGAGTGTCGCGTTCGACCGCGACGCGGCCGACTTCTCCCTCGGCTTCGAGTGCGGACGCATATGGGCGCTGCTCAGGGAGGACGCACTCGCCCAGGACTTCGACGTGCACGTTGAGAACGCCGAGATGATGATGCGAATGGCCGACGCGACCGACCGGGCGTTCCGTGCCGAGGAGACGACGGACGGCTGGGTGACCGTCTACTTCGACTACGCGGAGTCGGCCGTCGCATGATCTACGTCGCCCTCGCCGCGCTGCTCGTCGCCCTCGTCTCCGTCTACGCATCACTCAGCGTTATCCGTGCGATATCACGCGCCCATGACCGCCGCGTCGACGTGCTCCTCGACCGCCTCGCGCACGCCAGCCATAACCCGTGGACGCCGGCGCCCGCGTCCGCGCCAGAGCCGGAGCCCGAGGGGCTCGAGTACAGCCGCGGCGAGCAAGAGCCGACCTTCTAACCCTCTCCCCTTCCTATGAGCAGCATCGCTTACCGGCAGCCGGACGGACAGCTCGTCCCCGGCGAAGACGTCGCGAAGCCTGTCCGCGACAAGATCAAGCAGGCGAGGGAGCACCGCCGGAAGTTCGAGCCCGACTGGAACCTCAGCCTGGCCTACGCGCTGGGGAAGCACTGGACGGTGATCCACAACAAGAGCCGCCAGTTGCGCTCGATCCAGCAGGTCGACCCGCGCTACGCCAACAAGGAGCTCTACTCCGCGGACGTCATTAACGAGTACCGGATGCTCGCGTTGGGTGAGCTCGGCTCGAACGACGACCGGCCCGAGCTGCTGCTGCAGCGCGACGATGGGGCGAGCGAGGACTTCCAAGAGTCCCTCAACAAGCGGCTCGCGTTCGGGTGGGACTACGAGTTCGACGGCGACGAGATCCTCGCCGAGGCCGACCGCCTCTGCGTCGACTTGGGCACGTCGGCGATCCGCTGCCGCTTCGACCCGACCGTCGGGCCTGACCGCGACGAGGGGGAGATCCCGCACGTCAAGGGGCTGCCGGTGTTCGGCGACGACGCGCGCCGTGCCGCCGCCGCCGCGGTGCAGGCCGGGGAGCAGCTCGAGTACCGGACGATCCCCGAAGGCAGGGTCAGCTGGGAGGCACTGTCGGCGTTCAACATCCTCGTTCCGCCCGGGATCACGCACGAGCGCCGGCTGCCGTGGGAGTGCATCGTCCGCCCGACGCTCCTCAGCGACCTGCGGGCGGAGTTCGGAGACGTCGTCGACGGGCTCCCCGAAGACGCCAACATCGGCTCCACGCTCGGCTCCGAGGTCCAGACCGGCAACAGCGTCGACGGCACGTCCTACGCGATCGGGGAGGGCCGCGACACGCGCCTGCAGGGGCACGCGTGGCTGTTCACCTACTTCGAGAAGCCGAGCCAGCGGCACAGGCAGGGCCGCGTCCTGTACTTCGGCGGGAACGAGATGCGGCTCCTGCGGATCGAGGACAAGCTCCCGTACGCGCGTCTCGACGAGAAGGGCCGGCCGGTGGAGTGGCGATCGGGGCTCGTGTTCTTCCATTGGTGGAGAGCGACCGGCCGGTTTTGGGCCCGCGGGTTGGTCGAAGCCTTGCGCGAAGGACAGTTCCAACTTAATCGGCTCGGGACAGATGTCGCGACGATCATCGAGCGCGGCAAGGCCTACGTGATCGCCGAGGAAGGCCCGATGGCGACGGCGCTCAAGAAGACGAACGAGCCGCTCGAGGTCGTCCGTGTACCGCAGGGCACCCGGGCGCCGCAGCCGGTGCAGGGGATCGGGCCCGGCGCGTGGATGGCCGAGGCCCGCCAGAAGTACCTCGAAGACATCGAGCGGGCCGCCGGCATCCGCAGCCCGTCGCTGGGTGAGAACCCGACGAACGTCGACACGTACTCGCAGCTCGCGCAGCTGTCGCAGGCGGATCAGGTCAAGCGGTCGCCGATGCAGCGCGAGCGGAAGATGGCGATCAAGCAGCTCGTCGAGGACACCGTCTACGACTTCCGCACCTACGACGGCGAAGGCAAGCAGGTCGCCTTGGCCGGCGATGAGGACCGGATCGAGACGGCGGTCTTCAACGGCACGAAGATCCCCCCGTTCTTCATCGTCCGTGTCGCGAAGGGCGCCGCGAAGCCACGCGATCAGGTCGCCGAGCTGAAGAAGGTGGAGCAGCTCTGGCAGGCCGCCCTCGCCTCCGGCGCGGTAACGAAGCGACCCGGGGAGTGGATCACGTGGTACTACGAGAGCCTCGAGGCCGGCGAGGCTCTGTCGCTGCCGGAGGACTCGACCGACGACCAGTTCGAGAAGGCCGAGGCCGAGAACCACATGCTGCTCCTCGGGCAGGAGGACGTCCCCGTCGCGTACTACGACCCGGCCGACGTGCACATCCCGCGGCACCGGCGCGCGCAGATCCAGGCGGAGCTCACCGATATGCAGGCGTGGACGCGGCTCGAGGACCACATTCAGGAGCACTTGGCGATCGCGAAGCAGCTGCTTGAGCAGCAGGCCGCCCAGCAGGCCGGGATGCCGCCACCGGATATGCCGCCCGACGAGGGACAGCCCGCTAGCGAGGAGGCGCCACTGTGACGCTCTACAACCAGTTCCCCACGGACGCGCACCGTCGCGTCGCCGGCAACCTGACGCAGCCGCGCACCGTCGCCGCGTTGGCGCGCGCGCTCGACGACGACCCGTACGTGCCCTTGGGTCTCGGCGACGAGCCGATCCTCGAGGCGATGCTGGGGACGCTGCTCGAGATCGGCGACGTCGTCAACCTCGGCAAGCTGCAAACCGTTAACGAATTGGCTCTGGCGCCGCTTGTGCATCCGCAGGCGATCACCCTGCACGAGGAGAAGGCGGCGATCCTCCGCGAGCGCGCCGAGGCGCAACCTAGGCGCTACCTAGGTGACGGCGACCAGTGGATCCTCAGCGAGCAGGGGCTCGCGAAGCTGAAGGGGCCGGCGCCACCGGCACAGATCCCCGCACCGCCGCCCGCCGAGGCTGAGCCTGCGCCGGTGGAGCTCGGCCGGTTGCGCGGCTGGCTGAGGAGGCACCGATGAGCGACTACGCGATCCAGCTCCCCGCGGTTAACCCCGGGCTAACCATGCGAGACCTGCTCGAGGTCGTGAAGGGGAAGCTCGCCGAGCTCGGCCTCGAGATGGCCGGCTTCTCGAACGCCCAAGAGCTCGAGGTTCTCGATTCGGTGTTCGGGGATCACGCCTCGATCAACCTCAACGCCGCCCCGACCTATCTCGCGCTGACCACGAGTGCCGTCGGCGAGACCGATACCGGCGCGTCGCTCGTCGAGGCCGCGTACACCGGGTACGCCCGCAAGAGCATCGCCGCCGCCGACATGAGCGCGGCCTCGGGCGGCTCGAAGACGAACTCGGCGCTGCTGACGTTCGCGGACTGCACTGCCGGCTCGAGCGTGGTGATCGGCTGGGCGGTCTGCACAACCTCGGGCACCGGCACCGGCGCCGTGATCGTGTTCGGCACCTGTACCAGCGTGACGATCTCGCCGACTCAGATGCCCGCCCGGGTGCAGCCGTCCGGGCTGACTGTGACCCTCGACTGATGGAGACCTGATGAGACGCACTCTCGTTCTTCTTGCCCTGGCCGCGACAGCGGCCTTTTTTGTGCTCGCGCTGCCCGCGGCGGCCACTCATGGGCAGCCGCACATCACGATCACCGGCGCAAGCGAGACCGGCTTCGACGTCGCGGTCTCGGAGGCCCTATGCGGCAGCAACTACCAAGTCGATGTTCGGGTCGCGGAGACCGGCGAGCTCCTTGCGACGCAGCAGGTCTCTACGAACGTGTGCCCACCGCCTCCACCGCCACCACCGCCGCCGCCGCCCGCGGTGTGCGACATCGAAGTCGCGGCCGGCGCGAGCATCCAGGCGGGCGTCGACGCGGCCGGCCCGCTCGACGGCGCCAAGGTGTGCGTCCACTACGCGACCTACAACCAGCAGATCCGCTGCGACGGAACCGACGGCGGAGCACCAGGCGTCAACACGGTTCTGATGGGCTACCCGGGCGAGCCTAAGCCGGTGCTGACCGGCACGTTCGACGGCATCGTTCGGATCGCCTGCTCGAACTGGCGGCTCGAGGGGTTCGACATCGCCGGGCCGTCCGGGGTCGGCAAGACGAACATCTACGGGGTCTCCGGGGCGTTCGTGGAGATCGTCCGCAACAAGATCCACGACTCGGTTTGTCAGGGCGTCTCAAGTGACGCTACGGCGACCGACTACCTGTTCGACTCGAACGAGGTCTACCGCAACGGTGTGACCCACGCCTGCGACCAGCAGGCTCACGGCATCTACTTCCGCGGCGACCGATGCACGATCGTCAACAACCTGATCCGTAACAACGAGGACTATGGGATCCAGCGCTACCCGTCCGGCAAGGACTGCCTGATCGCCTACAACACGATCGTCGGCAACGGGTTCGGCGACAACGGCAACAAGTCGGGGATCGTCCTTGGCGGCTCGGGCTCCATGACCGGCAACAAGATCATCAGCAACGTGATCTCGGGGAACGCCGCGTACGGGATCCACCGCTCGGGCTCAAACGGCTCCTGTGACATCCACGGGAACATGGGCGTCAACCCGTCCGGCCTCGTCGAGAGCGGATTCCCTTCGGGGTGCGTCGGTGTGAACAGCGCCGTCAATCCGCTGCTCGATGCGACCTGGCGCCTGATGGCGGGCAGCCCGGCGATCGACGCTGGGGATCCCGCGTTTGCGCCGCCGACTGACTTCGACGGCGTACCGAGAAGTACCCCCGACATAGGAGCGTACGAGCGATGAACTTCGAGCAGATGATCGACGCGGGGCTCGTGTCTAAGGACGGGTGGCCCGACACGGCCTGGTTCGTCAGGGACGGCAAGATCGAGAAGGTGGAGGGCTGGCTGAGGATCCAGCAGCTTCTCCGCGAGGACGCCAGCTACCCGGTCCAGATGCACGGCACCCTCGAAGACGCGGAGGAGTACGTCCGCATGACCTATCACCCCGTCGAATGGCACGAGGCGAACCGTGGCTAGGTACGCGGGGACCATCAAGAACGCGGCTAGCGCCGCGACGATCGATCTCGCGCAGCTCCAAATCTGGAACCCGTCGACGACGAAGCGGATCAAGGTGCTTCAGATCCACTTGGCGAAGGTCACCGCGGGCGCCGCCGACGAGCCAGTGCTCCGCCGCTCGACCGGCAGGGGCGCAACGCCGGGGACGACGGTTACGCCGACGTCGGTGATGGAGTACGAGCAGATCGCCGCGCCGCCGTCCGCGTTCGTTCTCGAGTCAGGGGCGTTCGGCACACAGCCAACCTTCGCGGCCGGCCACCTACACGGATTCATCCTGCCGGCCGCGATCGGCTCGGGAATGATGTGGGTGTTCGACGACAACGGCATCGAAGTCCCCTCCGCCTCGGGCCTGTGTGTCGTCACCGGCATCGCCCTGGCGTTCCCAGCCTCCCGCTGGACCGTGATCGTCGAGGACTAAAATGCAGTTCGTAAACAGGGACACCGGCAACGTATGGGTCCCGATCACCACGAACCAAGCAGGGTCATGGGCGGCGGCACGGCAGGCTACGGTCGCCGGCTTCTGGACTAACCCGCCGACCCCTCATCCCGCCGCAGCCCCGCCGGTTGGCAGCCGCATCTTCTTCGTCGAGGAGGCCGTTGCCGCAGGCCCGGTCGATCTCGACCTGCAGAGCTCCGCTGGCGCCGCCGCTGGCACGGCCGAAGTGAAGGCGGCAACCGACGTCGTCCCCGCTGCCTCCGCCGCCGCTGCCGCCGGCGCCGCTTCGGTCCTCGCGGCGGTCACGTTGCAACTCGCGACCGATGCCGCTGTCGCGGCCGGCGCTGCCGCGGTGAAGGCCGCGACCTCCGTGCTCCTCGCCGCGGCGCCGTGCGTCTGCTCAGCCTCCGCGGCGATAGAGGCCGGAGAGCAGGCACCCGCGTCCGCGGACCGGATGCGCGACGGCCACGGAATCTAGGGCCCTCCTAGGAGCGTCCTAGGAGCGTCCTAGGAGCGGTGATCCCGGGATGCCCTGCTCAGCCGTTCCGCCGAGTTCAACAGAGGGACGCGGCCACCCCGGTAGCGAGTCTGCTGCCGCCCCGCAGCGCCCTCGACTCTAGCCCACACACACGCACGCAGACCACCTATATAGATGGGTCTCGTCCGAGGGAAAGACATCAAGCAGAAGGCGATCGCGCAGGTCGCGACCCCCGGCACCCTCGACATCGAGCTCGACGCGGACATCGGGCCACAGACCCGCGTCTACGTGATCGGGATCGTGCTCGCCAGCCCCGCCGCCGGAACGGTCAAGTTCACCAGCGGCGGCGCTGACATCACCGGCGCCGTCAACGTCGGCGCGAACGGCGGATACACCGCCATCGGCGACGTCGACTCCCCCGTGCTCGAGAGCACCCTCGGCAACGGCCTCGCCCTCGTGTCCGCCGGTGCCGGTGCGGGCGCGAACGGCTGGATTCGTTACTACCTCGGACCGTAGAAAGGACTCTCTCTCATGGGCAACTGCACAGTCGCGATCCGCCGGAAGCACAGCGGGCGCACCAACGGTTTCAGCACCATCGTCGACATCAACCTCTCCGCGTCGTACGCGACCGGCGGCGACACCGTCCCGCTCGCGGCCTTGGGGCTCGGGATGGGCCGCTTGACGTCGCTGATGCTGCAGAGCGGCGTTAGCTCGCCGGGAGGCCACGCGCTCGAGGTCGTCAACGGCGCGACCGAGGACGTCGCCCCGAAGATCCGGGCGCGCGACGTCGCCTCGGGGGCCGAGCTCACGAACGCGACCGACCAGTCCGCGCAGTCGATCCGCGCCGAGGCGTACTTCTCGGCCCTGCCATGACCGACCGTCAGCTGACAGTCAGCGCGCCGGTCTCCGGGCCTCTCGCCGAGGCGACGCGGTTCCTCCGCTTCGAGTTCCCCGAGGGAGCCGCCGCCGGCGAGCCAGCCGGAGACCCTGCAGGCGAACCGGCCGGCGAACCAGCATGGACGGGCCCGTCTCAGGAGGACTGGACGTCGGTGCAGGAGACGATGGCGCTCGTCCGCGAGGCGATGCAGCCACGCGAGCCCGACCCCGCCCACCAGCCCGAGGCCGGGCAGCAGCCGCTCGAGATCCCCGACCCCTATGCCGACCCGGAAGGGTTCGCGAACTGGCTCGACGAGCGCACCGATCAGCGGATCGCCCCGTACTCCGAGTTCGTGCAGCGGCAGGAGTACCAGGAGGGCGAGCAGCGGGGCATGGACATCATCGCCGACTTGGAGTCCGGCGGCCAAGAGCTGATCGGCAAGGCCGGCGAGGGGCAGGAGCTCGAAATGGACTCCCGCAAGGTCGCCTACGAGCTCGCCCGCGTGTTCTTCCCCGAGGCGCAGGCGAAGCACGGTCCCGGCAACCGCGCCGCCGAGGCCGCCTTGGAGCGCGCCGTCGGCGTCGTCCGGCAGCTCGAGGGCGTGATCGGCGAGGCGTACCACCAGCGGAAGATCAACGAGCTCCGCACGCTCGGGCAGGCGCCCCGCGACCTTGGCGGGCAGGGGCCGGCCGGTAGCGAGGAGCGGATCGCCCGCGGCGGCGACGAGCTCGACCTGGCCCGCCGGTTCGTCGCGGAGCGCGGCATCCCCACCGTCTAACCCTTTTCCCTCTCAACCTCTACCTCAACTCGAACCTGAAAGAGCAGGAGAAATGACCGACATCACAAGAGCAGCATGGGCCGACTACCTGTTCGAGCAGCAGGGCGTCGTCGTCGAGCTGTACCCCTCCGAAGCGCCGTTCCTGGCCGAGCTCTCAGGCTTCGACGCGAAAGCTCGGGCAACGGACCGGCACTCAAAGGTCCGGCGGATCTCGGAGGAAATGGACGGAGGCCGCGACCTGTTCGTCGGCGGCCAGCAGGTCCGTCACACGCTCAAGATGGCCGGGCTCCCGGGCGGCGGAAACCCGACCGAGAACTCGACGTGGAACCAGCCGCACGCGCCCGACACGGAGAAGGCGCTGATCAACCTCGTCCGGTTCCTGATCCCGTTCGCGATCACCGTCGATCTCGAGCGCGACTCGATGAACAACAGCAACGCCGAGGCCGTGGCGGAGAACATCAAGGACGCCCGGATCGCGATGGCGAAGCTGCAGAACCTCGAGTACATCGGGGACGGCACCGGCCTTAACGGTGTCATTACCGACGGCGCAACCTCCCTAACCACGACGATTTCTGCCGCAACCTTCAACCCTGACGTGCTTTTGCCGGGCACTGTGTGGGACGTGAGGACGCGGGCGTCGGGTGCCGATCCTGGGCAGGGGAACCGCCGCCGCATCGTCTCGGTCAACGAGACGACCCGCGTCGTGACGTGGGACACCGCCCAGCAGGCGTCGGATGGCGGCTCGGGCTCGATCGTCCATACGTCGGCCGACGGCATCTACGTGCCCGGCCTCGGTAACGCGGCCGGTACGGGTGGCCCGTTCAACACCGCCGGCACCCAGGCGGCGCAGGGGCTCGAGCAGGCCGCCGCGATCACCGGCACGTTCGAGGGCGTCGACAAAGCGGTGTTCCCGCAGTGGCAGGGAACCGACGGAAGGGTCGGCGACACGACCGTCGTCCCGCTGTCGCAGCAGGTCCTCGACACCGCCGTCCGGCGAGGACGCCGGTCAGGCATCGGCGCGTGGGACTACGGTCTCGGCGACCCCGCCGCGATCGACGTTTTCAAGCAGGGGCTTTACAGCTTGGGGCGTTATGAGTTGGAAGTCACAACTCTCAAGAGCGGTTTCAGCGGCATCGTGTACGACGGCTCCGACCGTCCGTTCCCGATGATCAAGGAGCCGATGCACGCCAAGTCGGCCGTCAAGCTGATCCCGATGGAGGCCTTCATCCTCTACGGGGACAAGGTCGGCCCGAAGTTCCTCGACGACGACGGGTCGATGTGGCGGCGCTTCAACCGAGCACTCCCCAAGGAGGCCGATCTTCTCGACCGGACTCAGCTCGGCGTGAAGGCGTGCAACCAGCTCGTCTTCCTCGGGAACCTGGCGGTCACGTAAGCCGGGCGAGAGAGGCCTTGGGCCCATGAGCGGCCTGGTCTACAGCAAGACCGACAGCGGTCTGCTCGTCGCCGAGAACGCGCACTCGGTAGACGAGCAGGCCGTCGCTCGGTCTTTGCGTGAGTACGACCCGGACCTGCGGCTCGTCCCGCAGGTCGTCGTCGGCGACCGTGTCGGCTACCGCGTCTACCGCTATGCGGGCCCGGACAGGCCGGCGGAGTTCCTGCTCTATTGGGGCGACGCCTCGACCGGGGAGCCGTGGCCTCTGAGTTCACGCCTGCTCGACAAGGTCCGCGAGCAGGACAAGAACACCCGAGGCACCTACCTCGACGAGGACGCCCGGGAGAAGCTGCGACGCGAGGAGCTCGAGCGCGCGCACGCGAGCGCGACCGACAGCGTGATCGCCGACACGCTGAAGTCGGGGCGGACGGTGCTCCGCCGCGGCGTCGGCCTGCGGATGGCCCGGGACAAGCGCAGGGCCCGAGGCGAGAAGACGTGATGGACAAGCTCGACTTGGGTAGCGGCTTCTCCCTCGAGTTCACGGGCTGGCATCCCGACCGCGAGCTCAACCCGCAATACGCCGATCTCCCCGACGTCGAGAAGCACGGCGCGATCGTGACCTGCCGGCACGGGACGGAAGGAGCGATCCTGTTTGAGGTCGGCCAGCCTCCCGAAATGTTCGCAGGGCATCCGCGCTGGACGGTCGAGTCCTGGGAGCCGCTGACGCTCAGTCCGTCGATCGACGCGGGCTGCTGCCACGGCTACATCCGCAACGGCCAGTGGGAGGACTGACGTGAACCGGCTAGCCATCCAGGCGGCGATCGCCCGCAACCGCTTCACCGCCTCGACGGACAACTCCGCGAACACGCTCGAGTGGATCTCGGCGGCCGAGGTCGCGATCTGGAACGCCGCCGATTGGGAGTTCAAGCGTGTCCCGCTCACGAACCTGACCGTCGTCGCCGGCGTCGCCACAGAGCCCGCCGACTTCGGGAAGGCGATCGAGCTGTACGACCCGCAGGGCACGCCGATCGCAGGGTTGCCGCCGGACAAGTTCGAGGAGCTCTACACCGCCCCGGTGCCGGCGCCCGTGGGGAACGCGGAGGCCTACACGGTGATCGACAGGCAGATCATCGTCGGCCCGACCAACTCGGGAACCTACCGGCTCTCCTACCGCCGCCGAGTCTCGCACCGCGCCGACGGCGCCGCCGTCACCGCCGGCGTGATGAACTCGGATCTGGACACGCCGGTATGGGACGCCGAGCATCACTACATCCTCGTCCCGTGGGCGATCCGGTTGGGCGAGACGATGCAGCACGACCCCGGGGCCGGCCAGCTAGACGCGGTCGTCGATGAGCTCAAGCAGGGCTGGCTGTTCCGGGCGATGGTGGAGGAGCACGTCGGCGGGATCGTCGACCCGTTCGCCGTGTGGGGAGCCTCCTAGATGCCGACGGTGAGCCCCGACCAGCAGGACAGGCAGATGGTTCACGCCCTCGTGCAGCGGAAGCGCGGCCGGCAGCCCGCCCGGAAGCTGACGGCGCCGCAGCAGGAGCTCGCCGAGGCGCTCGCCGCGCTCGCACCCGCCCGGCCGATCGGAAGCAAGGCCGCCACGCTGCCGCGCGGCAACCGGATGATGCTCGACGAGGCGACCGGAGGCGACGGCGAGCTTCGTCGCTCCTACCAGCGGCAACGGCAGATTTGGGCGGTCCTCGGCAGGCAGCATCCGGGGAAGGTGATGCCCGCCCCGAGCCTGACCCGCAAGGGGAAGGACGCGACGTCTTGGGGGTACTACCGGCAGGGGAAGGACCCGGTCGGCTGGATCGATCTGCCGCAGGATCTCGCCCGGAAGCTCGTCAGTCCCGTGGACGCGCCGGACGAGTACGGCCAGAGCACTCAGCGCCACTACAAGTCGGCCGCCCTGCAAACGCTGATCCATGAATGGACGCACGCCCTGCAGAACCCGGCGCTCGCCTACGACCCCGGCCTCGCTGAGGGCGGAGCCGACATCTACGGGCAAGTGATGCGGCCGATGGTCGCCCGCGAGCTCGGGATGCCCGGGCAGACAACGCCGCTCACATACCCAGGGCAGGCGCAGCGGACGCTGGACAGGAAGGGCTTGCGGTGGGCTCTACGGGGGCAGTTCCGGTGACCGTCATGGATCTCCGCGATTTCGGCGGCGGCCTAAACCTTCGCGACTCGGCGGAGCAGCTCGCCCTGAACGAGACCCCCGACGCCGTCAACGCGACGCTTGCCCGCCGCGGCGCCGCTCTCGTGCGGAACGGATGCGCTCTCGCCGTCACCCTGCCGGCCGGGACCGCCTCCTACCTGTACTACAGCCCCGCCCTGGATAGGTGGTATTGCCAGGTCGGCACGGAGCTTTACCGGCGCCCCGGTGACCTGTCGGGCTCGTGGACGGACATCACGACCGTCTCGTTGACCACGGTGGCGCCGGTGGCGATGTGCGACTTCCAAGACGTCGTCGTGATCTGCCACCCGGTAGACGGGGTCTACACCCACGATGGCGGTACGGGCGTAATCACGAACCGCTCGACGACCGCGAAGGGCTACGCCATCGCCGTGTTCAAGAACCGCGTGTGGGTCGCTGACGGGAAGCGTCTCTGGTATTCCGATCTCGGCAGCTCGACCGTCTACACGACCGCCACCGGGTTTGTGGACGTGCGCGAGAAGGACGACGAGGACATAACTGCTCTCGCCGGTTCTGCCGGTGCGCTGCTGGCGTTCAAAAAGCGGAGCGCTTACCGGGTCACGGACGCGGCTACGGGCGCGTATCAGACGATCGACTGGTCGAACGGGTGCGTCGGCCCGCGTGCGATTACCAGCCTTCGCGGGAAAGCCTACGGCTGGGGCACAGACAGCATCTACTCGTGGGACGGCGTCGGGGCAGGCAAGGAGATCGGCGACAAGGTGACTCCACTGTTCGAGTGCGTCACTGGCGACCCCGAGCTGTACTACGACAATGTCAGCGTCGCCGCTTACAACGGCCGCGTCTTCTTCGCCTATCCGCAGCTCGGGCAGACGTCCGCCGGTGCCGCTCAGAGCTTGACCGACCTGCTCGAGCTCGAGCCGCTGTCCGGCGCGATCATGGTTCACAGGTTGGCGTCGGACGAGCAGTTCGCGGCGCTCGTGGCGAAGGGTCGCCGGCTGTTCTCCGCGTTGTCGTCGTCGGCGAACCTCTACGAGCTGTTCTCGGGCACGCCGGGGGCCGACAACAGCGTGAACTACACCAGCTACTACAAGACGCCACCGCTGAATCTCGGGAAGCTCCACCAGCTGCAGCGCGTCCGCGTGTACGGGAAGGCTCACGCCGCCGGGACGAGCACGAAGCAGCTCCGCACCTATAAGGACTGGTCACCGTCCGTGGCGGACACGTTCGACATCACTACGCCGATCGAAACGTCGGATGGCGAGGAGGCGGCCGACCTGCAAGGGCTCGGCCATGCGGAGGCGTTCCAGCTCGAGTTTCGTGTCACGGGCGGCACCGGCAGCGCCGAGCTCGACCGTCTCCTGCTGGACCTGACCCCGGTGGCCCGCTGATGCCGTCGCCTCGCCTCCCCCGCATCCTGACCCCGGAGTCGTTCGCGTTGCTCGTCGACGCGATCGAGTTCGGGGAGCCTCCGCGATATGTCGGACAGCCCGGACAGCCCGCGTTCGCGGGTGCGTGGGTGAACTTTGACGGTGCCCCACAAGGAACGCGCAGGAGTGTGGGCTTCTGGAAGGACGCGCTCGGGATGGTGCACTTGGAAGGGCTTTGCAAGGACGGCTCGGGGGCGATCTTTACCCTGCCTGACGGATACAGGCCGCTCAGATCGGACGCGGTGTTTACTTGCGCCTTTTGGGACGGCACGGTCGTCAAGTGCGTAGTCGTCGTGTCCTCAGCCGGGACGGTGACCCTGTCTCAAACCGATGGTGGAGGTTCGGGCGCCGGGAAGGGCCCTTGGCTCGACGGGATTTACTTCCGGGCCGCCTGATGCCTCGCCCTCGCCCCCGTCCCGTTCGTCGTGGCCTCAACGTGGGCTACCACGGCGCCCAGGCTGATCCCGGCGACGGGTATCAGCCGCGCCCTGTCGCGCCCGGCCGCGCCGGTGTCCCCGCTCCTGCCCCGGCAGCCGCTCCCGGCGCGGCCCCGGCGAACCCGTACGACTTCTCGGTGGACCCGATCCTGCAGCGGATCAAGGCGTTCGGGGAGCAGAGTGTCCGCGACGCCGAGGCCGAAGCGCTCCGCTACCGCAAGCAGCTCGCGATCGACTACGGCGACGCCGATCTCGCCCGTTCTCTCGGGTTGGACGACGCGACGATCGCCGCCGCCGGCTCGAACGCGCTCTCCACCCGGGCGAAGCTGGGGAGGGAGAGGGTTGCGCGGCCGAAGGCGCTCGACGAGCAGCTCAACGACCGGGACAACCTGTTCTACAGCGGCGCGCGGATCAAGCAGCAGGGGGACCTCTCGACCGCGCTGCTCGACCAGGAGAACACCGCGCGCGGGGCCGTGCAGGGCCGCTTCTCTGACATCGAGAGCGCGCTGACGAGCGCGCGGAGCGCCGCCGCTGAGCGGAACATCGGCGGCGAGGAGGACGCCGCCGACAGGCTGCGAGAGAGGCTCGGAGATCGCCCCTACGGCCCTGCCGCGCCCGGCGCGCTCGGGCCGGCGTCACGCGCGGCCGGACGCATCCGTGCACCGCTGCCCGCCGCACGCCGCGCCGCCGGCCGCATCCGCCCACCCGCCGCGATCGCGCGCAGAGGGATCGGGTACTGATGGCCCGCCGTCCGCCCGCATACCCGGAGCTCGCGCCGACGACCCGCCGGCAGCAGCGCCGGCAGGTCACGCTCGACGTTCGCGCGCAGGTCGACCCGATCGCCCGCGAGCTCGCCCGGGGCATCACCGCCCGCACCCAGGCCGGCAGCCGCAACATCACCGGCGTCAGCGACGCGCTCTCCCGGTCGCTCGAGGGGTACGGCGGGCAGCAGCGCGAGATCTTCGACCGTGCCCGCGCGAACTTGGGCGCCGTAAATCAGGGGGTGGCTGCCGGGTTCGAGAAGGCCGGCGCCGGGATCTCGGAGGACCTCGCGAAGCGGATCCAGTCGGCGGGCGGCGACCCCGCGTCGGCGGAGCAGTTCGCCGCGGCAACGAAGGGGACCGGGGCGTCGATGTTCACCCGTGACAGCGCCGAGCTCGGGCAGCTCGCGGGCACCCAGGCGAACGCCGAGCTGTACGCGTCGAAGCTGCCGGGCCTCGCCCGCCTGTCCGGTTTGCAGGGCGTGCGGGATCTCGAGGCGGGCAGTCAGCAGCAGCTCGCCGATCAGTCGGGAGACCTACGCGCCCGCGTCCCGGGCCTCGTCTCGGAAGCTTTGGGGAGCGAGCGGCGGCTCGCCTTTGAGAAGGCGGTCGCGCGGCTTGGGTTCTCCGGCGACATCCGCCAGCAGGACATCGACTACGAGACCAAGCTCGCCGCGGAGCAAGGCCGTCGGCAGCGGGCGGCGGCGGCGGAGCGCGGTCGGAACCAGCGCGCGTCGCAGTCGGAGCTCGGGAAGAACGAGCGGGCGTCGGCGGAGCGGCAGCTGACGGCGGAGCAGAAGGCGTTGGATCGTGAGCAGCGGATGCACGAGAACACCAGGGACGACGCCGCGCGGTTGCGGCTCGAGGACCGGATCGAGAAGCGGCAGAAGGCGATCGAGCGGCTCAAGGCCAAGCTGAAGGGGACCGGCGGCGCGGGCGACTCAGGCGTGAAGCCGAAGGATTGAGATGCCCGAGGATCGGGCGTACAAGAGGGACAAGTACCGGCTCGCCGCCAAGCTGCGTGCGGCGCAGCGTAAGAAGTCGGCGGCGGAGAGGCGGATCGACGCCGAGGTCGGGAAGGTCCAGCGCGGACCGCACGGCTACCTGCCACCGCCGACCGCAGTTGGCCGGACGGAAGCCAGCACGCGGCCTCGATCTCGCGGGGAGACCCGTGACGAGCGCGAGCTAAAGCGGTACGGGTTCGTCGGCGCGTCCGAGCGGTCGAACGCGCGGGCGAAGCGGCGGCGAGCAGAGGAGACCCGGGGAAGGCCGCGGGCGGAGGCTGTCAGAAAGGGCGAGTTTAAGCCTTCGACGCCGCGCGAGCAGGAGCAGCAGCGGCGCTCCGCGCTAACGGCCGCGCTTGAGCGTTCAGGCATCTTCGAGACCGCCAAGCAGGCGCACCGCACCTACGACGACCGGACGCTCCAAGGGAAGGCTCTGTCTTTCGCCATCGGCCCGGCGGGCGAAGCCGAGCCGGGCGAAAAGGCGATCCTCGCCGCGTCGGCGTTCCCGCTGTTCCGGCCGATCCGGGGCGCGAAGGCGCTCGTCGCCGGGGCCGGCGCGTTGCGGGCGGGTCTTGGCCGCTCCGGGGCGCGCGCGGCGGCTGAGTCCGCGTACAAGACACCGACGCTGGCGACGGCGGCGGGCAAGGCCGTACGTAAGGTGGCGCCCGGGGCGGCACCGAAAGCAGCAGTGACGCCGCTCCGTGAGGTAACGCGCGAGCGGACGGAGAAAGAGGCGCAGGCACGGCTGAAGAAGCTCGACGCCGCCTACGAGTCCACCGTCGCCAAGGTCTCGGAAATGTTCGAGGTCGACCCGAAGCTGAAGCAGCTCGAAACGAGGCTCCGCAACCGCGGCCGCGGCAAGCGCGCCTACGGAAAGGCGACCCGGGCGACACCACAGCGGACGGTGAACCAGGAGATCCGGGCGAAAGCGGAGGACTCGATCGCCGCGGCGGCCGAGCGTAACCCGCAGTCGCGCGAGGCGAATCTGCTCAGGGAAAGACAGGAGCTCCGGGCGAAACTGACCGATAGGGGGATGGCGTCGATCGAGGGGCGGTCGCCGTCGTCGCTCGGCACCGTCACGGAACGCTACGCCACGGAGCTAGTACCGGAGCGTCTCGAGGGGGATATGCCGGCGGGCCAGAAGGTCCGTGAGGCGCTCGGCCCCGCGCGGGCGCGCCGGGCCGCCCAAGAGGGGCTGTACCGGGAGGAGCGCGGCAAGCGGGTAGCAAAGGCAGAGGCAGCGGGGAAGGCTGCGGGCGGAGGCATCGCCGGGCACGCCGCCGCCAAGGCACAACTGCGCGGCGAGCTACCGAAGGTCAAGTTTGCGCATCTGCGTGAGGGCAAGCTCAGCGAGGGCGACCTCGACGAGCTGTTCCGCAACATCGACGAGCACCCCGACCTCGAGTTCTACGGGAGGCTCAGCGCGCGGGACGCGCTCCGCGAGGCCTTCCTGCATGGCCGGACCCCGCAGAAAGCACAACTCAGGCTGTTGCAGACGGTATTCGGCGAGGACGGCGCGAACGAGATCGCCAAGGTCTCAAGGCTCCGGCGGGCGGGCGAGTTGACGATGGACGCCGCCAACGTGCCGCGGGCGCTGATGGCGACCGCCGACCTTAGCTTCCCGTTCCGGCAGGGCATCGTCCTCGCCCATAGCCACCCTGGCATCTTCGCGCGGGGCTTCAGGCCGATGGTCAAGGCGTTCGGGAGCGAGCGCGCCCATGCCAAGATCGCCGAGTCGATCCGCGCGCATCCTGACTTCGACCTCGCCGAGAGGGCGGGCGTCTCGTTCACGGATCTAGAGGGTGTCGCGCAGCGCGAGGAGGCGTTCGCCTCCGGGCTCGCCGAGAAGATCCCTGTCGCCGGTCGTGTCGTTCGCAGCTCCGGGCGTGCGTACACGACGGCCGCCAACTTCTACCGCATGGAGCTGTTCTCGCGGCTGCTGAAAGAGGGCAAGCTGGCCGGACACAACACCGAGAGCCTCAAGGTCCAGCGGAGCTTGGCGAACATCGCCAACACGTTCACGGGCCGCGGCACGGGCGGGCAGGCTTGGGAGCAGGCCGCCCCGTTCCTCAACAACATGTTCTTCTCGCCACGGTTGATCCGCGCCCGGATCAACATGCTCAACCCGGTTTGGTACGCGCGGCTCGACCCGTATGCGCGCAAGCAGGCGGTGAAGGCGCTGGTCCGCATGGTCGGGACGTCCGCGCTGATCCTCGGAGCCGTCAAGGAGACCGGCGCCGCGGATGTCAGCCTCGACCCGCGCAGCGCCGACTTCGCGAAGATCCGGCTCGGCAACACCCGCATCGACATCGGCGGCGGCTTCCAGTCCTACATCCGGCTGATCGCCCAGCTCACCAGCGGGAAGACCGTCAGCTCAACC